CCAACTAACGCAGTTGAAGACCTGTTAAAGTCATCCATATATACCATTCCAATCTCATACCCTCTATTGCTATGAAGACTATATGGATTTGCTATTTCTTGATATAAAGCGTTTGTGCTTGTTATTTCGTAATACTCATAATAACTTATTGTTGGAGCTAACACATCATCAACAAATTGCATTGCAGGAATTTGAAGTCCGATTATATCGCTACCTAAATCAGTAAATATAGATATTGGCTCTGAAGCAGCAGTTATACCACTCGCATACTTATAGTATTCATCTGGTGATGTGCCTAAAAAATTAGGTATTGAACAGTTTATAATATCTGTTAAAGTAGTGCCATTACAAGAGTTTGCAACCGTTTGAATATTCGCAACAGTTCCGATTTTAGATATAAAATCAGAGCTTGTAGCTAATTCATATACAGAATTATAAGTTGTTGGTATAAAATATGTGAAGGTTGTGTTTATTAAAGAAGTACTTTCATCCGGGCCAATTGAACCGGGGGGAGTTATTTCACTAGAAACAGCTAAAAAACTAAATTCCACAGTGATAGAAGCCCCTCTTTTTAATTCTTTACCAGTAAGGTCTATGTTTATAATAGAATTAGCGATAGTTTGTGATGAAACACCAAAATCATATACACCATTTACAGTGCTGGTGTCTAAGGTTGAATTGCCTATTGTTTCTTGAAAAAGATAAGCACTAAACCCTAGTTTTATAGGATTGTTTAATCTATCAACTAAGTCATAACCATCCACGTAATTACCATAGATAAGCCGATTCCCCATGACTGTTTGCGCTTGCGCAAATCTAGGGACATTGTCGTAAGTTCTTAGTATCTCATATTCCGGAAGTACCGTAAAGACTTTTTTATTATAGAAATCATAAGTGTATTCGGTGTCATCCGCATAACCTATATTCTCTTTATCTAGCTTTTCAATGACTTTAATTGTAGCATCGTCATATTCCTTATATAAAAGGTCTACACCTTTTACTAACGAGCTGCCTGAATTAAAAGTGATTTTAACGGCATTAGCGGAGTTTTCCATGCCAACATTCAAATAACTATCAGAACTGAATTGAAAGCCTTTAGGAATGAACGCAGGGTCGCTAAATTGAGATACAGCAGAATACTCCCCATTCTCGTATTGGTATCTGTATGCAAAACATAAAAACCTATCCTCTAAAAAATTAGCGTCGCCATCTGTTTTTAAAGGCAAAATAGAGGGAGATTGAAGGGGTGGTTTTTTAACAACTAATAAACTCTCATACAAATAAGAATCGTCAAGATTATTTACTGGACTTGGATAATTCTTTTTTACATTTATAAACCTCGGAGGATTATAATTATCTGTAAAAAAAAGTAAATCATCAACTAGATTAACTCCGGTTATTAAATTAGATAAACTAAAATTTAAAGTAGTATTTATATTGTTGCCTTCGTTTATACTTACAACGTGATAAATTAAATCAGTAGTAACTGTATTAAAAGAAACGATAAGGTCTAGTCTTCCGGTATCTCCGACAGTAAACGCCGGGTCGTGAACAAACCAATATATGGTTTCATTTGCTCCGTCCTCATAAGCTCCTATACATCTAGCATTTACGCTTAATTGTATGCCACCTAAATACTGTAGCACAGTCAATAGGGTGTTCCCCTTTGAATTTTCTACAGAACCATATTCAGAGGCTTCCGTAGAACCCAACCTAACATTAAGAGCATCAATATATTCGCCATCCGGTAAAAGCCTTTCGTCAAGGCTTTTATTCATGCGGCCTTTAATAAAATTTCTTTGAATTTTCGTCATTTTATTTTATCCATTTATTATCTCCCCTTAAATTCATTAAGAGTTTCCCTGGATGAATGTTGCTTAATCTAATTTTAGCATTTCTAAGTAAAGCTGATTTGTCTTTTCTAGCTCTACTAATTATATATTCTTGAACATTAAATTTACTATTTAATAGCTCATATTTTATTGCCGCATAAATATATTGCTCGAACAACTTGTTGACAGTAATCAACGAGTCATTGCCCCCCTCCATACCATCAGAAATATACTCCAATATACAGGATTCGTTAAGCATTGTAGAATCAAAGTTTATAACCCCAGCCTTTTTATCTATTCTAAAAGTGGGATTTGCATTTGCCGTCTCTGTATTTAAACCATATCTAGCCCCTATTGAATATTCAGCATACCAATTAGCATCACTGTTGACTGAAGTCTGTTCATCTGAATTGTTTTTGTTGAGGTAGATACTTTTTTGATTACCATTAATTCTATCAGTATCTAATTCAGATGCCGTGGTTATAACATTGCCGTCAACATCAAATGTTAAAGTGCCTCCAGCTCCTTGTAAATATGCTTTTGCTGAATTTAATTGTATGTTTTCATTTAAAGGTCGAATCCAACCATCCTTATACAATGAAATCCTAACCCAATTTACATAATCACTAGGAAGAACAAAAGTTAAATTATCAAAAACAGTAAGCTGCAATGCTTTAATTTCCTTAAAAGCATCATAGTTTAATTCCTGTATTGCTCTTTTAGCATGAAATAATATCTTATATCTTTCTTCATTGTTAATCAAAGAATGATTGCCGGCATACATTAATTGAAAATTATTAACTATATCCTCTAAACTAACGTATTGATACGAACCCCAATTTTGATTTGTTGGTGCTGTACCCCCGTTTTCATAATACTGGTATTGAGATAAGTATGCCATTACGATTCTTGGTTTTCTTGTTGCTCTATATTTTTACCAAACGCATACGCATCACCCTCTCTTATAGAGATTCCAGCGTATTGTAAAATCCTTGCAACTAAATTATTTTCATCCTCTATTGGTAATTCAAAATCTTGATAGTCAGATAAGCTTTGATTGAATATAGGGTCTCCATTAGATATTGTAATATACGTCCACTTAGGGTCTTTTGGGTATCTTATGTATTGAGCTTTGACGTCTGACACACCATTAAAAGTTTCCGGATATACCGTAAGTAATCCAGCTTCTTGAGTGTATGCAGGATATGTTTGAGACGGCTTAGTCAATAACGAATTGTTTAGCATAGTAATCTTACTGTGAGTTACCTTTTCAGCCTCTCCCTTTAATAAGCCTCCTGAATAACAAAGAACCTTGTTTATTAAATAATAATCATATCCAGTTGTTATCTCGGATGGTAAAAAATAAACATTATTAGAACTCTGAGTCAAAGCACTTGTTTCTGAAAAATAATCTATAACTTCTTCCGTTCCTTTTTTTGCATCAGCATATCCTGTTCCAGAAACCCTGCCGTTCTCTTTATTGATTTGGTTATTGTAAGTAATAAAGTATTCATCAAAAATATCTAACTGAGCTTGTTTAGCAAATAAGTTGAAATCCGATGGAGAAATATATCCATAGTTATTCTTATTGAGTATCGCCAAAACTGTATTTCTAACCGAATTTATCATCAGTTTGTTTTTATACAAAGATAATCAAAAAAAAAGAGGTCACATTTTGTGACCCCTTTTCCGTAGCAACTAAGCTAACAACTGTTTATCAATCAGTTAAGTATTACTCTCTTAGTAGTTTCTCTAACATTTTTAATGTTTCGAGACCATCATCACTTTGCAAATAAGAAGATACGATAAAAACTGGGTCTTCTCCAAAGGGAACTGTGAGCATTTTAGTTTTATTAGAACTTGTATTAAACCACACTTCTTTTTGTTTGTTTCTAAATGAAAGAAGATTCTTATCAAAGAATAATTTTACATTAGACTGCAACCTCAACATTGGGTCGTTAATCATATTCATAAAAGCCTGTGGCTCTCTCTTGGCATATATCAATATGTCCCTTTTTAATTCAGCGGTAGTTACCTTAGTGGTGTCTCTACCAAGCAATACCCTAGATACCGACTCTAATTGGTCTATAGTTAAAGATTTAGCTTCAATCAAAGCATCAACCTCTAAATTTAATTGCTCAACAATTTCTTGGGCATCTTTTTCCTCATTTACTTCAACGAATTTTTTACCATTTAAGGGGTGGTAATATAAAAACTGTTGTAATACAGGATTAGTTCTTGGAACTCTTAAAAAACCATCTTCAAAAATGATAGGCTCCATAATGGCATTTCCATCTTGCTCATCCTCAAAAGGACTACGTTGGTTTCTAGCATAACGCAAAACTCGGTTGACACCTGTTTCTTCGTCAAACCATAATAAAGGAAATCTTCTTGTGTTTCTTACTGGCAGCATAAAAGATAAAGGAGCTGCATCCCTTGTTAGCTTGTAGACCTTGTCTACAAATGTTTTACTCTGTTTCATTATATATAATTTAATTAAATTTTAAAAAAAAAGGGAGGCGGTTAAACCTCCCTTAATAAATACTACTCTTGGAATAAGAAGAAGTTGTTTGCACCTAAAGTACATACAGCTCTCTCAGACAAGAAATGAACTTCCATAGCATCCAAGCTTGAAGTTGCAGCACCACCAGCAGAACCTGTAATCCAAGTTTTGTAGCGTCTGTCTTCAGTCTCAGAGGCACGATAACGAACGTGCAAGAAAGGACGTTTTGCATTTTTACCTAAAATTTGGTCATATACAGTAGTAGAACCAGCAGGTACTAATAGTCCGTTTACACGTCCCGAGTTAGCTCCAGTAGGTAGACCACCACGCATAGTTGGGTCATTTAGATATTTCCAGTCAGACTTGTAGAAGTCATATCCTCTTCGGAATCCGGTAAATCCAAGATTTAACGCCATCTCACTGTCATTGTCAAAAAGACCATAAGAAGTACCACCAGCTCCATAAGAGTTTTGAGCGGCTAACATATCATCAATATCAAAGCTAAAGTCTCTATCAACGAAAAGAACGTTTTCTTCAATAGAACCTTGCTTATCTAAACGAGAAATGATAGCGTCAAAATCTGCAAGTGTAGCAGGATTTCCTCCGCCCCATACGTTTCCACGATTTTCTACAACATAGAAGATACCTTCAGAACCTTTGTTCCCTACATCTCCTGTAGTAGCGATAGCTCCTGAACCAGTCTCAGCAGGTACAGCTTCAATCATCGCGGTCTCTAGGTAGTCATCAAAACGCAAGCGTGTTTCGTGCTCAGATTTCAAATACCATAAATATCCAGAAGCTCCATTTTCAGTTGTTACTTCAACCCATCCAATCTGCGCCATGTCAGAACCGCTTACAGCGTATTTGTCCTTGATGATGATAGGAGAGTTATCAAAGATAACATCGTCAGCCTCCAAAGAACCGCTCATTCCAACTGTTCCTTTTTTGAACTCAGAACCATAAATGAATACAGTATAAGTAAGTCCAGCTCCACCAATTTGTCCAGCCGCTTCATAATAAGCAACATCAAAAGTACCTGCTGCTGTGTCAACGGCAGTAACAATACCTTTGTTAAGTCCAGCGCCGGCATTGTCAGAAAGAACAATAGTTTGTCCTACTCTAATAGCGATGCTTCCACTTCCTGGAATTAGTGTATCATTAACTGTAATAGTTGCAGTGTCTGCTGCAAGAGCTCCGTTAGAAGAACAGTTAGTGTATTTAGTGTGTAGTCTTCCTTGTTCTGCCCATTTAATAAGGTCAGAATTAGAAGGCATTTCAGCTCCTACTAAACGTAGAAACGATGCTACGGTACGGTTTCCGTACCGCTCAAACTCCTTTTCGTATGTATCGGGTAGATACTGATTTAAGAAATCAAAGTTTGTAATGTAATTTGATGCCAAGGGGACTTGCTCCGCACTTGGTTGTAAGGCGAACCCGGGGGTTGCCTGAACAGCTCCTGCCATAATTTTGTTTTTTTAAGTTTTACGATTTTTTAATACTTCTAATTTTTAGCCCTCTGCCCGAATCAGGGTTTACAGACCTAACTTTGAAATCGCCCCGACTTGTGGTTTCTGTTGCTTTGCGCTCCGTCATATTTATATTTTTGGTTTTGCGCATAACATCTTCTGTTGCTTCGGATTTACCTTGCTCATAAAAGAACTTGGCAAATTTGTCTGGGTTCATTGCGATTGCTAAAGCCTTATGATAACCTACAGCGTCATTAATTAAACCGTCTTCATCCAAATACTTGTTTATAAAGTTCATTGGAGTTTCTTGAGCCTTCTTTAAACTCTGAGAATCATTAGGGGAGAAAGTGATTTTTTTATCATCTAAATTGAAATCAAAACCTTTGAAATCATCATTGAACACTTCGTCTGTTTTTTTAATAAACCAACTCCGTTTTCTTTCGCCTTCTTCCTGCTGGGTTTTAGCCGATTCTAAATACTGCTTATAAGCTACTAGTTCTTCTGCATTGGAATCACCAACTACTCTTGACTCAAGAGGTTGTTTATATAATTCCTTTTGCTCATTAAAAAACTTCTTCGCCTTAGCAATAGTTTTCTTTTTTGCTAATTTAGTTTTTTTGATTACCGCCTCATCGTCAAGGTCTTCATCGTAAGAATATTCATCCATAATAGAATCAATATCTTCAGGGTCTAAACCTTCTTCGGTAGCTAGTAAATACTCTCTTAGCAAATTATCTGGATTCATAGAGTCGAAGTCTCTTTGCAATTTAACATAGTCTTCAATACCACGTCCAGTTTCTTTTTTGTACTTAAAGTAAGCAGCAACATCCTCCGGCATTTCCTCTGCCGATTCACGTTCTGAAATTAATTCATCAAAAGAATTAATCTGCTTACCATAGCGTTTTCCAATATATGAAAGAACGTCAGACTCATTTAACTCTAAGTCTTCTTTTTTTTCTGATTCTTCAACATCTTGCTGAACATTTTCATCTAAAGCATCTGTTATTACCTCTTTGGTAGAATCTTCAAACTTTTCTTCATGCTTTTCAAGAAGCTCTTGTTCTACTTCTTGAACAGACTTTTGTTCTGGCGCTTCTAGCGCTCTCACCTTTAATTCCATTTGATATAATTTAAGTTACAAAATTAGTTATTTTTTAAACGCTCTATTTAGCGTATTATCTAGGCTCAAATTCTGATAAATCAAAACCGTCCAGACTATCCTCGTTAGACTCGAAATTCTGAGGCGGTAAATTATTCTTACGTTGTGTAATTAATTTAGACTGTTCAGTATTTTGCTGACTAATACGACTGCTTTTTGCTTTTTCTTTTTGCTGTTCTCTTTGAGATAAAGCATTTTCATCCAAGCCCCTTAATTGCAAGTTATAACTAAACTCTTGCTGCATAAGTTGAGATTTAAGCTGCGCTTCCATTTTATTCTTTTCTATTTCAAAAGCAACCTCAGCTTGTTTAATCTTCATTTTAGATTGAGTCTCTAATTCTATTTTTTGCAATGCTACTTGCGCCGCCATTTCCTGAGACTTTAACTGTTGCTGGGAAACCATAGCCTGCTGTTGCATTTTCATTTTCTCATCCCTATCTTGTTTAGATATTCTTTTTACCTTCAATAATTGATTTGCTAATTTGAGATTTTTAATCTCCCTAATATCAATCGCATCTTCAAGGTTAATATCGCCTTTGGACAAAGCCATTTGAATGTTTTGCTCAAGCATTGCTTTTTGTTCCTCATCCGGAGAAAGCTCTATAAATACCCCAAAATCATAAATATACAAGTCAGATATTTCATTTAATATGCTGACGTTGTATTTTCCAATCTTATTAATAAAGTCATCTTTAAAATCAGAATACTCTAATATATCTGCAATCCTATAAGTCAAAGCTTCGGCTAATGTTCTGTAGATATAAAGACTACCCTCTAATATGTGTCGAGTCGCTGTATTCGAATTTAATGCAGCAAGCTTCTGAACGCCAACCAAAGCATCTGGAGATGGCGTAGAACCGTCCCTCGCTTCATTTAAGCCTGTTACAGAGCGAATCATATCTAAGTAATGATTATAGTTAGCTATGAGCATTTGTGTCTTAGAAGCGCCTGAATTGCTTGTGAGCTGCTGTATAGGAACTTTGCCTTGATTGTATTCCCCGTCTTGATTATAGCTTCTACCTACAACACTACCCGTTTGGAAGTAAAGCCTTAAAGCGTCTGATGGGTCATAAGCAGCTCCGTTACCTAAGTCAACCTCATTCAAGCCATCCGCATCAATATATACTCCATCGGGAACAGTCCTAGCAATTACTTGCTGTAGTTTTAAATGAGTGATTTGAATCAAATCAGCAAAAGGAATCATTCTTCTGACTAAAGACTCAATAACGCCTTTGTACATTCTTGGAGCTACCGCCACATAGTTAGGAATAGCGTGTTGTGAAGATGATTTAGGACGAACCATATTTTCTTCAAGCTCCCACTTCAAGATAATATTAGTACCCATAACCATCACGCCACTATACCAAACATCAATAGTTTTTTCAATCTTTTCAAATCTACCTTCATCCATCATTTCTTGTGGTGGATTAAACGTGTCATCCTTTTCAATTAACTTAGAAGCTCCACCTTCAAGAATCTTTTTCTTATATACTATTTTTTTACTTGTCTTGTAGTTAAAATACATTAATGTACAAGTGTCTCTGTAAAAAATATCATTCTCATAGAATTGAGCAACATTATAATAATCAAACCAGCTTTGACTATATTTAGATATTTCATCTAAATCTTCGTTGGTCAACGACTGGTCTATCTTAAAAAGCTCTGTAATCGGAAGTGTCTTAATTTCACCCCAATAAAAACAATCTTTAAAATGAGGGTCTTCGGTGTAACTGTAAACCACGTTAGCCGGGTCAACATAAGATATTTTAACTCCAGAACCGGGAAGGAACTCGTGCTTAGCTACACTCATGCCAATTACAGTACTGTCATAATCAAGCTGCTTACGAATATCATCATAATGATTTTCAGAAAACATCGTGTCAATAGCTTCTTCCTCTGCTATTTCAATTGCTGGTTTATAATTAAGATTCATGTACAAGGATAATTCCTCGTCTGAAGAAGGAAGTTCTTCAGGGTCCATAACAAAAGGATTAATACCGGTCTGCTCTTGTATGTCAGATAGAATATCTTTAGCAGCCATTTGGCCCTCTATCATGTCCTGATATTTACTTCTCTTAGATTGAGATAATGCGTCTTGAGCATAAGCCTTAACCTTAAACTCTCGGTCCTGCATACCATTAACAACTACATCTACAAATTTCGGCAAAATAGGAACTGGTGTCCAATCTAAATTAAGATATGACAAATCTCCATCTACAGATAATTCGTTTTTGTACTTTGCTACTGATTGTTCACCTCTAGCATATAATCGTAATTTATGGAAGTCTCTCCATTGATTATAATATCTGCATTGATTCCCGTCTTTTTTAAACCACTCGTATTGAATCGCCTGTCCTATCTGTAGACCAAATTCATAAGTGGCCTTTTCAGAGTCAGAAACAAATTGACTTGGAAAGCCAGCAGATGCAATGTCTATTTTAACATCTCTCATCTATCTAATTAATTCACTTAATGTTCCGCTATTTGTATATCTTGCAAAGTTAAGGTTTATTTTCGATTGTTTTTTCTCTGGCAAATACAAGTGCCTTTGAGTTGCCATAATCGCTAAACCCGAACTAATACTAGCATCAAACTTAGTTCTATTACTAATATCAAACTTAGCCCAATCCTCTAAGGTTCTATTAAATAACATAGAACCCATATCATCTCTACTTCTATATTTACCCTCAAAATCAATCCCAATATTCTTCTCAATATAAGACTCTATTGCAGATGCGTGAGCTTGCTTTATATCCTCCGAACTATTAGGTATTCCTCCCAATTCTTTTTCCGTCTTTGATAACTTGGAAATATGTTTATCAGGCCTATTCATTGAATATCCACGATACCCCCTGTTCTTCAAGTGATATAAAAGTCTTGGCTTGTTGTTTTCGACAAGTATTGGCATACCATAAAAAACAATAGCCATTAAAACTTCTTCAAAAAATATCTCTGCCGTTTGAGGCCTTGCGACATATTGCAAGAAAAACTCATTGGCAGGACTCTCCTCCATGCTAAAAGTAGTTAGTCCGTGCAAAGCTCCGTTCGAGCCCCCACCCCCTACAGTTCCGGATATATCATAAGAATCACAGCCAAATGCACCCATGTGTTCGTTTCCTGGATATTTAAGGCCGTTCCTTTCAATCACTCTATTCTGTAAAGGCTTAGAGGGAAACCAGCTTATTAAAAATCTTCCTTTTTTGTCTGGACTGAATATTACTTTAGTGTCTTTTATTCCGTTCTCCCATCTAAAATTACCACGACTTAAATGATGGTCCATTATCAAAGAGTCGTTGTAGTCTATTTGCTGATAAATTTTAGTCAGGTTAAATATTGATTGTTTACTCTCGTCTCTAAAAGCGTGAGATTCCGTTCTAGGAAACTGTCTATAAAACTCATTGAGAGCATCTGCATCAGATTTCAATGAATCCACCTCTGCTTCCCAATAATCAATAGCGCCCTGTCTTACATATCCACCAGATATTTCCCTTGTTTTCTCACTAGGAGTTCTAAATACAGGATGCCCGTATAAATCAATAAAGCCCTCCATATTCCACTCCATAGGAATAAACAAGCTATATAGTCCACTTTTTGTCTGACCATTAGAATTTCTTGTAGAAATTTTAGAATCATTAAAAAGTTTTTTAAAATTCTCACCCCCTTTGTCTAAAGCGTTAGAAGTAGAGCCCATCATACATTTTCCGATAATCCTACTCCCTAGCCTTAAACAAGTTTTAGTCACCCTCCAGTTATTTAAAATATTATTTGGTTTTATCCACTTACCGCTTTCATCATGCACGAGCAACAAAAGCTTTTCTCCATCATAAGAGTTGTCATCTGTATTCTTCCAGTCAATAGTGGTGTCAAGACCTAGTAATTCTTCGTTTATAGAATCATACATATTCTTTTTAGTAATCTTAGATGCCGGTATTCTAAAAGCAAGTTCGGTTTTAGGCCTGTCCATACCGTCTTGTATTGGCTTAAAAAAGAAAGGCAATCTATTTGCTATTGGAACGACTTTATCTGTAAACATTTTTTTGGCATCCCCACCTGTTTTTGACAATATTCCAACTCGCGCATCTTTCGCAAGTGTCCCGGTGTTGACACACTCCGAAGAACCCATAAAAGAAAATCCAGAACGTCTTATCTTTAAATAAGTCATTCCAAAACATCTGTCATCAGCCTTGCAAGCTTCCCAAAAAATAAAGAATATTCTATTAGCTTCTCTAAAATCTGGGAAACCAACATCAATACTAGACCACTGCAAATACATATAGTGGCTTCCCGTTATATATGTAGGAACGCCATTATTCATAAACCAATGCCCTAATTCTCTTTTATCAAATTCATCCTCTATATAATCAACCCATTTGTCTTTAAAAATTGAGGACATATCATTCCATTGAAATATAGAGTATATTTTAGATAGCTCTTTAGGTAGCTCTTTCCTTTCCCAATATTGCTCAGAAGAATTTTTAGCCCTTTTTTGCATAGTGTTAGGCCTCAAAGGGAGGGCTATGTGTAGCCCTGAAATCTCCACGACCTCACCAACTTGTCCTGTTCGAGATATGATAATAACATCATATTTTTCGTTATAACCATACCTCCATTTTTTTGCCTTATTATTCTTTGACAAAATGGTTTTTGGAATATAATTATCCGCTACCCTATATATACTATTTTGACCTTCTTTCCGCAAAACCTTGTTTGGTGTCTGTTTTATGTGATGAATTATTTGATATTCTTATATTTTCTTCTTCTAAATCTATTTTATTTAAAATATCAAACGCATCAAATATAGCTAACTTTTTGGTGGCAGCAGCGTTCTTCAACCTATCAGCAGCCAGGTTATCATCGAGCATATCAGTTTTTATAATATCTTCTTTAGCAACCTTTATCAATTGCTCTACGGCTTTTCTTCCGGACTCAATGATTTTTATTTTTAATTCTTCAGACGTCATAATGCAATAGTTATTTGATGGTCGTACATCCTATATAGCTTCTCGCCATCTACATTAAATTCGTATTCACTCTCAGGTTTAAAAGCAATCATATCTCCGCTTTTAATTCCTTTATCCAATAAATATTTATTTACATATTTAATACGCCCAATCAAAGGTTCTTCTTTAAAGTTTTTAAATAAAAAAGAATCTTGTTTTTTCACAGGCTCTACAAAGCAATATCTATCATGACAGTTCCATCCATTTTCATTCTTATACATAAAAAACTGCTCATTATCAATAAAGAATAAATCATCTTTAAAAAAACTCTTGCCGCTTCTTTGATGTCCCTTCATGTCGTTGTAAAACTTAAAAACATTGTGGTGAACAAGCATCCTATCTCCAGGCTTTATGTCTCCCTTATATCCAATGGGAGTTGAAACAACAATAGCCTCTCTATTAGAAGCCATGTGATTTTCCTCCGAAGTGCTGGTTATTAAATCTAATCCCTCTATGTTTTTAGAATTGTTATACCTCTTGCCCTCTAAGGGTTTTGCTATAAAATAAAAAGGAGACTTCATGAGCCGCATCCCTCGCACTCCATATAAGAGTCGCTAGGTTTTACATTGTTTAACTGCATTTCTATGTTATGGATTTCATCTTGAACCTCTAAAGACTCAATAAAATCTGTTATTGTCTTTTTTTTCTTTACTAGCTCATTTAGCCTGCTTAATAATTGCTCTTTGTCCATATATCAGATGTTTATATTATACTCAATAGAAGTTGGCATTGAAGAGTTAAATTCTTTCCAAAGAAATATTTCATCTTCTTTTTCAATCCATATTTTTATAGAATTGTTTTCTTCTGTTTGTTTGATTAAATGAATAGAATATTTCCCATCTAACACTTCTTGACCCACTATATAGTGCATAGCTCCAGATTTATAATCAGGTCCAATTGATATTTTTCTAATATCCATTATATTGAATTTTAAATTATCTCCCCTGCCCCCTGTAAGCTTTTTTATAGTTCTTACTTTCTTTGACAGAGCTTTGCTTTGTTTTTGAATGAACCCCAGGCCTTCTAACTTTAGGCTTTATGTAACTTACGGAGGTTTGTTTTTGTGCCATTATTTCTTAAAGTTTACACCAATTTTATCTGCCGTCCTCGCCCCAAAATATCCACATAATACCCAAGTAAGTAAACCCGAAGTATCTGAAGTGTCTAATCCTAAAAACCATCCAGCTATATATGCAATTGTAAGAGTGGCTAAAGTAAGTGGTCTAACATTCCTTGCTAACCAACTTTGCGATTTGCTGTCAGCGACCCAACGTTTTGTAACACCATCTATCTCTGCTCTTTCTATACGAAGTTTTTCTAAAGCTACTGCTTTATCTCCAGCACTCATTTCAGAACCACCTATAATAGCCTCTATAATATTGCCAACAACAGTATCATCAGCAATCTTTGCTACAACATTAGGTATCTTACTTAATAAAAACTGACCAACTTGTGTGTCTCTAAATTTCTTTTTTCCTTCAGGCATAACGTTGTTCCTGCTGTATTAGTTTTTACAAACTCTGTTAAACATAAATCTACTGTATCAATCTTGCTTAATGTTGGTAGCAATATGCAAATTACGAATAATAGTTTTAACATCTTACTATATAATGCTGTAAACTGTTTTACCGTTTACCCTTTCAGCTTTAAGGCATCTATTGCGGTTTTCTTCATCAGAAACATAAGAAACGTGTATCCAATCAGGGTTTTCGTCAGTACCAAATTCCCAAACAAGTTGGTCAAAGTTTAGATTTTCTTTTATAAATTTATACATTTCCGCATTGGTTTTATGTCCAAAAGTATCGTCTAAATCCATTGCACGACCTTCCATGTGCTGCGAGCGTTTTGCTCCCCCAATAGCTCGGTTCAAAATTTCATTTCTGAACATTGACGTTATTTTTATTGGGCCGCCAACATATTCTCTAAGAGGCTCGAAAACATGATTAGCGATACCAACCATATTAGAAATTTGATAATCGTTAGGCTCATTTTTTATATTTAATCTTAAAGCTGTGTCTGAATAAATAGCTTCATTATAACTTACGTGTTCGCTTATTTTCATTTTCTACTATTTCGTATATTATATTAATGTCTATTAATAAACTATTATTCTGAACGTATTGCAATTTAATCACTTAATCTTTTGTAAATATTTATAACAGTATATATAATTGCTAAGCAGAGCGAAGCTGTTTGTAAGTAAGGGTTGATTGTGCTAACACTACTTAGCGTTAAAGCTGCTCCGTTTAGTAAGAATATCCTCAAATTTTCCATTTTATTCGATTGCTAATTGTGCAACTTCTGCTGGGTCTAATGCTCTGTCAAAGATTCTTACTTGGTCTATTTTGCCTTCGTAATAAGATGCAGTTCCACTATTGTCGCTACCTATCGATGAACCACTAGAGCCTCCACTATCTCTTCTTAGTGTACTGCTAAAAGATGCAGATGCATTTTCATTTCCATCAACATATATCTTATATCCACCACCATTTGCAGAAGATTCTATTTTATTAACAACTACGATATGATGCCAATTCCCATCTGTGATATTGCTATTGGTTGTAGCTAATGGCGTAGTATATCTGCTATAGGTTGGGTCTAAGTAATTATCTGGGTAAACGCTAATTTCACCGCTAGCATCTAATGCAATGTAAAAATAATCATTCCCATCCCCTTGATATATTAAACGGTAGGAAGAACTAGGTGCTACTGCACCTTGCACCCAAAAACTAACAGATATATCTTCTGTATTTGATACCATTCCTTTAGGCAGCAAAATCTTACTACTACTCCCATTAAACACCGCTGCCTCATCAAATTTCCCTGCTGCATAAGTTACATTAGTATCAACACCATTATTTCCATTACCTGAATCATCCCCTGCATCCCCATCTAATTTGTATGTAGCTACAGTTGAATCGTCATTAAAGAAATTATCAGGTACAAATACTTCTTCTGCTATTGCTAAAAAGATGTAGGAAACACCGTTACCATTAAAAGTTGAAAATGGTGAAAGATTTAATGTAAAACCATTAGAATTAAAATCAACATCACTACCAGAACC